AATCGTTGAAAGTATATGACGTGGTAGATGACCTTACCATGAAATCGCACAAGAACCACGTCTTCAAGCACTTTGAAGAACGACTAAAGATATACAAGCGTGAAAAGTTTGATCACAAAATACATTCAATGATGTTCGGGCAAAGCTCAAAAGATAAATAGTAAGGAAGGGAGGACATGCTTATGTCCGATTCACTTCCTGAGAACAGCTTCTCGGGTGCATTGAGAGTTGTTAAGCTCACTTCTGGGGAAGAAATAATAGGTCTTGTTAGTGAGCCTGCACCCGATAAAATAAACATAAAACTTCCGGCAAAACTGGAAAACTATTATGGAAAAGATGAAACTGGGGGAGCAGTAGAATATGTTCGTTTAACAAATTATTTGATGAACGTAAAGTCGTTTGAAGTATCCATACCAAAGTCTGTCCTGGTATACACAGGACATCCAACATTGGAACTTGAAAAAATGTATGAAGTTTTTTTTATGACTATGCAAACTGATCCAAAGTTGATAGTAGGAAACGTGCCAGAAAATTTAACTGGCCCAGAAAATGGTTTGCAACTGTTAAATGAACTTTTTAATAATGAAGATTTTGTAAATTTTGTCAACGATTTAATTGAAAATTTTGAAGGTGTTGAAATATTAATGGATGATATTGATGAAGATGAAATAAGCGAGGAGAATGACATTACAGAGGACTTTTCTACAGTTGAAGCTCCGAAGCCACCTAAGCGAAAGAAACGCAATACAATGAAACCTGAGAAGAAATCCTTGCCTTATAATCCAGATAAGGACCCCAAGGATCCTGAGAGCTGGCCAGATGATCCTAGTCAATATTTAAATTAAAGATCTTTAGTAAGATCAGTTGGAGCATCGGGGTCTAATTTATAATAAGAATATTTAAAACTTGCATTGGCTTTGACAGTCACCACATCTTGATTGTCGGTTTGAAAATTTATACCAGATAAACTTATTGGTATAACATTAAAAAAAGTTACAGTAAGCTCTGAGCTATAGCAATCAATAGGGTCTAAAATTTGAAGAGTTGCGTCTATATGCCAATCTTCATAATTTAAATTATATTCAGTGTCATTTTCAATATTTGTTATATTCCTCATCCAGGAATAAAGAGATTTCCAGTTTTTTAAATCATAATCTACTATAAATTCTACTTTTAATGGCTCAAATTGTACAGATGTTGTTGCATAAGGAATGGTAACACCGAGTGTTGTTGGCTGGGTTGCTTCACCAATTGTCAAACCCGGAAGATTTGCTCTTTGACACATTAATTCAAATTGTCTTGTTCCACGGTTAAACAATAACTTAAAGTAATTATTGTACAGGGGATTTATGTTTGATGTGCAGTTTGACATAAAAATATTTATGGTAAATGAAAAACCTCCCGATTTCTCGGGAGGTTTTCGTGTGTCTTACACACGGTCACCTATTAGATGCTGTTACCGTGGAGGTTTTGGATTGCTGTAAAGCGGTAGTATTGGTTGATACCCTTTGTCAAGGTCTCGCCGTCTGGGTTTGCACCATTGAGAACGAATGGGTTGGCAACAACTCCATAACGTGTCTTAAATGCAATGCGAGGCTGGAAGGTATTGGGATCAACTGCACGTACCATTTGTAGCGGAACATATGGGCAGTAGAAGAGACCAGCGTCATAAGGCGACTCGCCCTTATAACCAGTGACGAAAAAGTTTACGCCAGATGGTGTGTAAGGATCGATATAAACCTTAATCTTACCGTGAAGGATACCAGCAAAGGTGCTTTGTGTGTCATCAACGTTGAGTTGAGGAGCGATTGCTGGGCTGAGGCTCATGAAGCCAGACATGGCGAGGGCTGCTGCGGTATCGCTATCGCAGATGATGAAGTTACCCTTACCACGGCGTGTTTCCTTGGCCACGGCATTGCACTCGCGTTCAATCTGGAAGCAAAGACCACGGAAGCGTTCTGCTGACCAACGGCCATCAGAGTCTTGATCAAGGTCGTATACACCACCAGTTGCAGCATTTGCAAGGTCTGCTTGAACAGATCCTGTACGAGCAACGTAGTAGATTGTGCGGACGATCTCGCGGTTGATTTCAGCAAGAATTTCTGTGCTGAGCAAGTTAGCGAGTTCGGCTTCAGCATCAAGACCGTGAACAGCCTTGAGATCTTGTGCCAATTCAACTGTGTAGTTGCTGGACAGTGCGCGTGTACGAGCTTGTACGGCAACACGGTCAATGGAGAATGCCATTTGATTCCATGTTTGGTACTTGGCAATTGCGTTAGAAGAACCACCAAGACCTTCACCGTAGTTTGTCAAAATACCACGGATAGTGTCAATGTCTGTTCCTGCACGCCAAGCTGTTGGATCTACGCCACCAGAGAATCCGCAAAGACCGCGAGTTGCTCTGAATCCTGCATCCAATGTCCAGCCTGCACCACCAAATGCTGGTTGTGGTTCTTGGAACATGGCTTCAGCGTATGTGTTGGAGCTATAGGTTTGATCGCCCTTATAGTTTGCACGCATTGCAAAGATAAGGCCAGTTGGGGCTGTCATTGGTTGTACGCCGCAAATATCGTATGCCATTAGGTTTGGCATAGAACGGCGAACAAGGCTGATGAGAACTGGATCATAGCCAGAGACTGCACCAGTATTGGTGAAAGACTGAGGCATGCCCAAGTTGTTCGATGTCATGTCTTCTGTAAGGTGCTGAGAGCGAATTGCTTGCTCTTGGTTCTCAAGAAGAACGGCGGTTACTTTCTTACGGTAATCATCCTTAATTGATGGAAGAGCATCGTGATCGAGCACGGGATTCCATTTTTCTGTTAGGATGTCATATGGTGTGTTATCTGAAAAATTCATTTTAGTGATATCTCCTGTTGAGTAAAATTATTTATAATTTTTAAATTTTCTTGTTGATTCGCCCTAACGCGTTTACGTAACCTTCTACCAAAGTTGTTGGGGCTTGTTTGACTGTGGCAAAAGTTTGTTCTTCGGTTAAAATTTTTGTTGAAACTGGTCTTGAAGATGACAAGTAGTTTTCCTTAATTGCAACTAATTTGTTTCGATATTCGTCTGGAGATCCAAACGAAACATTTTCCATTAAAGACTGCAATTTAGCAACCTGAGTATCTGCAAGATCCTTTGTCTCTGCAACAAATATTCCTGCACATTCTGTTAAGGAAACTTCCTTCTTGAGTTGCATGTTGTTGTTAAGAACATTATTCAATTGTTCTTGCAAGTCTTTGTTTTGTGCATAAAGTTCATCAAGAACATTGTATTTTTCAGATGGAACATCAATGTAGTGGTTTTCAAAAAGATTTTTTAGACCACTGATGAAGTTTTCTGCAATTTGTGTCTTAATTCCTTTTTCTACCGCAACCGTGTTTTCTTGCATCCACTCTTCGACAACATATTCAAGATAATCATCAACTTTTTCAACCAAGTTATTGGTTACGTTTGACAAATAATCCTTGACACTGTTGTCAACTTCCTCAAGAACAAGGGCAACGTTCTTTTCAACCTTGTCTTGAACGGCTGCTTCAAAAACGGCTTCAAGCTGTTCTACCATTTCTGGTGAAACATCTTCACCTAGCAAAGAAACAATGGATTCGCGGAATTTAGCCTTAAAAGCCTCTTCCATTTCTTCCTGTTCCTCGGTTTCTTCGGTTTCTTCGGTTTCTTCCTCTGGAGTTTCTTCTTGTGAAGCACCATAAGCAGCCATTGGGGCTGCAGCAGCCATAGCCGCTGCTTGAGTTGGAACTTGAGATCTTGCCCTGTTGGCTGCGCTAAAGTCAATAGCAGCAGGCAACATGTCAGATTTGCCGTCAGGCAGTTGGCTAACGCCATTAATTGGCATTTGCATGATTGTTTCTGTTAGAGATGTTTTCTTTTTTTGGCTCATATCAATATATCCTTAAACTTTAATTATTTATAAAAAATTACAATCCTATGTAACCTTGTCCTGCAGTAATTTGTTGTTTTTGTCTTTTTGGAAGTTTAGCTAATTGGTCTGCGGTATAATCAACACCCATGACCTTTGTTGCATAATCAAAGGGATCTACACCAAGTGCAGCAAGATAATTCATTTTTCCTGACAATTTTTTGCCAAGTTCTCCCATTCCAGTGTTTAAAGCTGCCCTGGACAACCCTAGGCTTACCAATCTTCCAGCAGGCTTGAACAATGTTTTTTTAATATCTATATCTCCTGATTTGTCTTTTGCAGGACCAAAATCCATTAATTCAGATCCTGAATCGGCACTTGTTGGATAACCTAAACTTCTTTTTACTGTTCCTAAAGCGGCCAAATATTCAAGAGATGGGCGATCTTCGGGCATTTGATCAAAATCTATGTCAGAGACATATTTTAATACATTCTTAAAGTCTTTTGAAACTTTGCCACCAAGTCTTTTTTGAAAATCATCCTCAGATTCTCCTTTTTGTTTTTCTGTATCAAACCCGACAGTTGAAAGTGCTACTAATGGATTATTAAGAATATTGCTATCTGCATTATTTTTAAGCGTGGGGAGCGCAGTAGATTGATCATTTACAACTCTATTTGCCCAATTTGGCATTGTAGAACCGGGAGACCATTCGGCATTACCTCCTCCAGCTCCACCCCCCATATTACTACCACTAGGTGAATTCTCGTTGAGGACATGCAAAAGAAATAATTTGGTGTCTTTGTCTAGATACATTATAAGTTTCTAAAAAATTCGTTAAAAACCTTTGTCATATTTTCTGAAAGATTCTTTTTGGAAGACTTTTTTATCAAATTTTTTGCTCTTTGAAGTTGTCTTTCTTCCCAAATTCCATTGTCAAACACCCATTCCTTTCCTTCCATAATTCCATTTACGAAAGCATTTGGAGCTGAAGGATCTGCAACAATGTCAATTGCAGCCAACATAAAATCTTCTTGAACTTCTTGATAGCCATTCTTGGCCTTCAAAGAGCCCATTCCTCTCGTTGACACACCTAGCTGAGCACCTTCGTCAATTAGGTTCTTTACAATCTTTCCCATTGGAGTATCAAGAACTTTGGCTTTTCCATATACGTTCTTTCCATCCTCATTAAGTTCCTTGACTATGTGGGAAACTCTGTCAAGATTTACTGTGGGTCCTGTTGGGTGGTTGAGTTCACCGAGAGCACGCCCTTTATTTACATATTCTGTAATGTATCTTCCAGTTTCTTTGGCAAGCGTGTTTTTTGGATATATTCTTCCATTTCGATTTTTTACATCAGATTGCATAAAAATGCCTTCAATGAAGTAATTCTTTTCTCCATTGCCAACATTTTCTTTAACGTACTTAATATCTTCTGTAAGTTCGGTGATTAACTTCATTTTTATCCCCAGTTTCCGTAAGCTGGATTGCCCCATTGTCCTAATAACCACCCAAGATATGCTCCTGGGCTGCTAGCTGGACCAGAACCTTGCCATGCATTTGGATTATTCCAATTTTGGAAAACATAATTCCAACGGTTAACCCACTGAGGAGGAGCTCCAGCTGGTGGTGCTGGAATATTTCCACCTGTTGGTTCGGGTACTGGTGCTTTATCACTGGGTCTCATTAATTCTGGTTGTCCAAATCTAGCCATTTCGGGTCTATCGCTATCTCCAGCGATACCTGCAACAGCCATATCTTCAAAAATATTTTTTGATATCTCTACGTATTTTTCCTGCAGTTTAGTGCCAACTTTCTCATAAAGAGCCTTGGTAGTATTTTTTTTGCACTCAACTGCATTTTCTTCAATTACATCTTTGATAATTTGTCTTGTTTTTGTAGTCATCGAAACAGTCCTTTTGCTTTGTAGTAAAAATCTAAGTGATTGTTGAAAGAATTTATTGATGTAAATAAATTTTCTGTCATTAATTTTTTATTTTTGACGTTTAAATTGTCAAATAATTCTTTCAGTGCCTTTATTTCATTTTCATCAATATTTATAATACTGCTATCTTTTAATTGAATTTTTGATGGGTTTTCCAAAAAAGATACAAAAACTTCTAAATCTTTTGTTTTTGGTAGAGATTCTTCTTTAAACAAAATTTTTCTATAACTTTCATTTAAAGAATGTGTAATTGCTTCATTAAGTTTTATGGATAAACTTTGAACTAAATTTTTTTTAAAGTAGTTGTCTTCTTCCTCTAACAGTGCATTGATTCCATTTTTTATAAGTTTATAGGATATATCATTCATGCCGCTGGAGCTCCCTCTTGTTGCCCTTCAATCTGTTGTTGTGCCATCATTGCCATTTGTTCTGCCTGGAGTTTTTGTCTATCTTCAGACATCTGGGTATCCATGAGCTTCATCTCTTCCTCGGTCTGCCTTAGTATGTTTCTTTTTACATAATCAATTGAAAAATATTTTCCAAGATATGGTTCTACGAATGATAACATTTTCATTCTTTCAGCCATAATTTCTGTTTCTTTTAAATCCCAGAAATAATTATCCGTATTAAAAATAAACTTTATGTCACTGCGCATCTCCACCCAGTCGTCTTCTGTCATTATTCCTTTAAGAATTACTTGAATTCTAAGGAAATCCAAAAACATGGTAGAAAACTGGTAACGTAATCTTTCTACAAATTTGTAGAACTTTACCTCTTCTCTGGTTATTTCAACTGATCTTCCCATATTAAATCCAGTTTGATCAGCCATAAGTCTGCTTAATGGAACATTCAGAGAAGAATAAAGTTTCTTTTTAAAGTAATCAACATCCTCGATCTGAGACATGGCATTTCCACCAGGAAGACTGGTAATTTCAGTTCCTCTTGAACCTTCTCTTCTTGGTAACCAATAATCTTCCAAAACAGAAAGATGGTTTTTTTCGTCTCTAACTTCCCCCGTTGATTGATTATAAATCAAACGTTGACGAAATCTACTCATCATGTCTCTCATATATTGTTCAGCTTTTTGTTTTGGAAGCTGACCAACGTCTACGTAAAAAACTCTTCTTTCGGGTGCTCTTGCTACTCTGTACACCAAAAGAGAATCCTCAAGTTGACGCAACATATTCAGAGGTCTTATGGCTTTATGTAGATGTCCTAAAACTCTTTTTGTATTGAGATCTGCTATACCAGATGGACAATAAACAACACTGTCTGTTGAAAGTTTTATTCCAGTTGGACTAGTAGCAAGGAATGTGTCTTTTTCAGTATTTGTATAAAGATAATACTCTTCAATATCTTTAATTAAGGAAATAATTTGTCCAGAATGCTTTTCTGTTTCCTTGTTTATTTTTCTAATTTTTTTTACTTTTAGAGGATCTAGTGGAATAATTTCCTGTATGCCTTCATTTGGCTGATCTTTATCAATTACAATATTATAAAATATTT